GCACTGGCACTGGGACTAATGCTAGGACTAATGCTAGGACTAATGCTAGGACTAATGCTAGGACTAATGTTGCAACTACGGATACGTTCACCCCTCCTACTGCAAGAGATGTAAGGTCCACAGCGAGGGAGATAGCGGCGTCAAAAGCAAACCAAGATCGTAAAGACGGCCCTTTATCTGCTAGTCAGATTGCAGCTAACCTCACGAACGCAATCAACTTTGATGGACAGTGGGGATACATGACTTGGGACGGCAAGACCGTAACCAAAGGCGCAGACCGAACGGACGGCGGCGGAGTAGATATCGCTGGCGCTGGCTTTGCTAGGTCCGGTGGTCGAGCTGCGGATAGAAACAATGACGGTTTTGTCACGGCGGCAGAGGCAAAAGCCGCAGGTGGCCTAAAAGGGAACTTTGCGTCTAGTATTTCGAACTCTATTGGGGCAACGCCTCTAGGCTCTGGACTACCGACAACAGGCCTTGCGGCTATGGTTCCGCGTATGGGCCTACTACCTTCTATAGGCATGGCGGCATATAACAGTAGAAAGGAGAAGACGGACTACTTTGGTAGGGGAAAGACTGCGCCTCCCACATCACTGAACGCTGAAGGGATGGTAGAAGCTCCTCAATATGGCAGCTATACGTCCATGGGCTTTGGTAACAGCGGTCAAGGAACGACAAGCAAGTCCTTCGAACGGGGCCTATCCGTTGCCGGGGGACCAGATTCTGAAGATCCAGTTAAACTAGAGCCTACGGCCCCTGGTACTGTCTGCCCTGAAGGGTATGAGTATGATCAAGAAAAGAACATGTGTGTAATTGATCCGTTTAAGGAGCCTTTTCCGGAAACTCCGCCCGGCCCGACTGTTCCGCCCGGCCCGACTGGTCCAACGTCACCCTACACAGCGGCACAGCCTGTTGGTTTAAGTGCGTTGTTGCCGACGAATCAATCTGCTTTCGTAGTGCCTACACCTAACGTACAACCAATTACAGTAGGCACACAACAGTCTGGAATAATGAATCCGTTGATGCAACAAGTGTTTCCGTATCCCAACACGATAACTTAATTGTTTAGATGAATCTTCAGGCTTTACCAGAGGAAGCATTAAAAGAAATCTTGGCCCTTACTGAGGCCAAGAAAACACTCGATTTACGTGAGGAAGCGTCGGAAAAGTTCATGCCGTTCGCTCACCACGTTTATGAAAACTTCATCGAGGGCCGTCATCATCGGATTATTGCTGAAAAACTTGAGCAGGTTGCACAAGGTAAACTCAAGCGGTTGATTATTAACATGCCGCCGAGGCATTCTAAGTCTGAGTTTGCAAGTTACTTGATGCCTGCTTGGTTTCTAGGTAGAAATCCTAAATTAAAGATCATTCAAGCTACGCACAACACGGAGCTTGCTGTTCGTTTTGGTAGAAAAGTGAGGGATTTGATCGATGATCCAGCGTATAAGGAAGTTTTTCCAGAGACCAACCTCAAGGAAGACAATAAAGGAGCGGGTAAATGGGGCACTGACAAGGGTGCTGAGTACTTTGCGGCGGGTGTTGGCGCTGCCATTACTGGTCGTGGTGCGGACTTGCTCATCATTGACGACCCTCATTCGGAACAAGACGCGTTAAGCGAGAGCGCGTTCGACAACGCGTATGAGTGGTACACTTCTGGTCCTCGGCAACGTCTTCAACCTGGCGGATCCATCATTGTTGTCATGACTCGTTGGGGAAAGAAGGATTTGACGGGCAGATTGATAGCTGCGCAAGGAAATGATGTGCTGTCGGATCAGTGGGAGGTTGTGGAATTTCCTGCGATTATGCCTTCAGATGAGCCATTATGGCCTGAATTTTGGGATAAAGCGGCTCTTCTGTCGATTAAGGCTGATCTTCCTGTTGGCAAGTGGAATGCACAGTGGCAGCAGCAACCTACGTCATCGGAGTCTGCAATCATCAAACGGGAATGGTGGCAGGATTGGGAGAAAGAAAAAATCCCTCCTTTGAGTTATATTGTGCAAGCGTATGACACGGCCTTCTCTAAGAAACAAAGCGCTGACTATTCTGCGATCACGACGTGGGGTATATTTAAACCTGAAGAGGGTGGCGCGGACAATATCGTATTACTGGATGCCCGACGAGGGCGATGGAACTTCCCTGAACTAAAGGAGATAGCCTATGAGGAGCACGAATATTGGGAGCCGGATATGGTGTTGGTCGAAGCGAAAGCGACGGGTACACCACTTATTGACGAGTTGCGGCTTCGTGGTATTCCAGCGTTAGGCTTCTCACCGGGCAAAGGAACTGATAAGGTAAGTCGTATGCACATGGTTGCTCCGTTGTTTGAGGCGGGAATGGTGTGGGCTCCGATGGAAGAAAAGTTTTCGGATGAGGTTATTGAAGAAGTAGTTTCATTTCCTAATGGCGAAAACGATGACTTCTGTGATAGTATGACTTTAGCACTCATGCGCTTTAGACAGGGAGGCTTTGTTTCTCTGATAGGCGAAGAGGAAGATGAAATGGAATGGAGGCCCCGTAAAAGGGAGTATTATTGATGGCGATACCACCTAACATGGTTGCACCGGGGCTGGACCTCGACGACACAGAGGGTCTTCCTGACTTAGAGATAGAGGTCCCTTCCACAGAAATGTTTATGAGCGGAGCGGAAGTTCTTGACGATGGTCAAGGCGGCGCGATTGTTCAAGCGATAGACATGGCTGCGGATATTCCACAGGATCAGCTTATACCGTTTGACGCCAACTTGGCTGAGTATTTGGACGATGCCACCTTGGGGGAGTTGTCGAACGATCTTCGCGGTATGTACGAGGATGACCTAGAATCGCGGTCAGAGTGGGAAACTTCGTATGTGAACGGTTTGGACTTATTGGGCGTCAAGACCGAAGAGCGGTCTACTCCGTTTGAAGGGGCTTCGGGGATTACCCATCCGTTGGTCGCGGAAAGTGTTACTCAGTTCCAGGCCCAAGCTTATAAAGAGTTGCTACCGTCTGGCGGACCCGTTCGCACTAGCGTTATTGGGTTGAAGGACGCTGCTAGAGAAGCTCAAGCTGTACGTGTTAAAGACTTCATGAACTATCAGATTACTGAGGTGATGGAAGAATACGATCCGGATATGGATCAGATGCTATATTATTTACCGCTGTCTGGTTCTACTTTTAAGAAAGTTTACTTTGATCCGACCAAACAACGTGCGGTGGCTAAATTTATTCCTGCACAGGATTTGGTTGTACCGTACTCAGCGTCAGATTTGGCGACAGCATCTCGCGTAACCCACGTTCTGCGCATGGACGTAAACGATGTTGCTAAGATGCAATATGCGGGTGTGTATCGTGATGTGGACCTGAGTTCATCAGACGATCAAGAGGAAGATCCTGTTCGTCAAAAGGTAAATGAGCTGGAGGGGTTATCAAAGAACTATAGCGACGATGTACTGACGATCTTAGAGATACATGCTGCGCTAGATATTGAAGGGTTCGAGGACATTGATCCTAGGACGGGCGAACCTACGGACATACGCTTGCCTTATATTGTGACACTGGATCATTCTTCCGGTCAGGTTTTATCCATTCGTCGTAACTATGACGAGTCTGATATTTTAAAACGTAAGCGGCAGTACTTTGTACATTACAAGTTCACACCGGGTCTTGGGTTCTATGGTTTCGGTTTGATCCACATGATCGGTGGTTTAGGCCGTGCGGCGACAAGCTTACTGCGCCAGTTGATTGATGCGGGCACTCTGTCTAACTTACCTGCTGGATTTAAAGCTCGTGGGGTACGTGTACGTAACGACGACGAGCCTCTTCAACCTGGTGAGTGGAGAGATATAGACGCTCCAGGGGGCAGCATCAGAGACGCTATTGTACCACTGCCGTATAAAGAGCCTTCGAATGCATTGGCTACCATGCTGGGTGGTTTGGTCAACGACGGTCGTAGGTTTATCGCTTTAGCGGACCAACAGATGTCGGACATGAATCAGGAGACTCCTGTCGGCACCACAGTTGCTATGTTGGAGCGGGGCATGAAGGTCATGTCTGCGATTCATAAACGGATGCACTACGCACAAAGAACGGAGTTCCGTCTCCTTGCGCGTATCTTTGCTGAAAACTTGCCTCCTATGTACCCGTATGAGGTTGCTGGGGCTCCGGCGCAGGTTAAAGGTGAAGACTTTGATGCGCGGGTGGATGTCCTCCCAGTCTCAGACCCGAACATCTTTTCGATGTCTCAGCGAGTTACGTTGGCACAAACGCAACTACAGTTGGCGCAGTCTAATCCTCAGATGCACAACTTACACGCTGCGTATCGTCGGATGTATCAAGCGTTAGAGGTGCAAAATATTGACGAGATATTGCCTCCCCAGCCTCAACCTCAACCAAAAGACCCTGCGTCGGAAAATGCGGGTATGATTGGTGGTGCTCCTGCAAAAGCGTTTCCACAACAGGATCATGATGCGCACATTCAGGCGCACGTATCTTTGCTTGAGTTGGATATACTACAGCAAACACCTGCCGTCTTGGCGGCGTTGTTTAGCCACGTACTGGAGCATGTTAACATGAAGGCGCGTACCATGGTTCAACAGGAGATTGATCAGGTTAAGGCCCAACAGATGCAGGGTGTGCAAGACGGCGTGGCGCAAATACAAGGATTGGCTCGGACGGGGGCGATTCGTCCGGAGATTGCGCAACAGCAAATACAGCAGTTACAAATGCAAGGTCAGGCGCAGCAGATGCCCCCTGATCAAGTTGAGGCTAGAGTAGCGCAACTTGAAACCGAGCTCTTGACTCAGATCATGCCGATGCTGTCATACAAAGGCAAAGCGGAGACAAACGAGGATCCACTTGTCACAATTCGGATGCAAGAGCTTGCTATTAAGCAGATGGAGGCGCAACAGAAAACTCAACTGGATCAAGCGAAAATTCAACTTGAGCAAATGAAGATGGAGCAGCAAGCGACTACTGATTCGGCTCGGCTAGAGTTACAAGAACAGATTGCCGATGAGCGTAGTGACGTGAACCGCGAACGAATTGACGTTCAGCGACAAGCGATGGAGCAACGGAATGCCTCTCAAAACAGGTAAATCAAAGAATGTTATCAGCCAAAACATAAAGACAGAAATGGCTGCTGGGAAACCGCAAGAACAAGCGGTGGCTATTGCGTTAGGCAAAGCGGGAAAAAAGAAATATTCCTCTGGCGGCACAGTTAACTCTAGGTTCAGTCCTATAGCTCGTCCGCAGAGGTTTATGGGAGAGTTCTAGTGGATCCCGTTAGCGCAATTGCTGCGGCAACAGCGGCGTATCAGGGTATCAAGAAGGCTATCGATGTGGGTCGGGATATCAGTGGCATGGCTGGGACTGTAGGTCAGTGGTCAAAAGCCCTTTCAGATCTTGATTATCTTGAGCAACGGGCGCTTAAACCGCCCGCATACAAGATGTTTTCTAACACGGAAAACGACGCTATCGAGTTGTGGGCGCATAAACAAAAAGCGAAAGAAATGCGTCAGGAACTGAAAGATCACATCAGTTGGAATTACGGGCCCAGCGCTTGGGAGGAAATTCTTAAAATGGAAGCCGAGCAAAGAAAAATCCAGAAAGAT